CCTATCTTCAACAGGTGATTTAAATGAAATCAGAAAAAGTAATCTTAGATTGGCTAGCGAAATATGTAGACGATGTAACCACTGCTGAAGTAGATGGTGAGAAGGTTATCCTACGATGTGGGAATAGTGTAGTCGGCATGTTAGTTTACCAACGCTTAATCAAGCAGGTGAAATAAATGAAACTCAAGAAGATAGCATATAGGCTACTTCAATTACTAGAATTTCTAGTATTGGCATATCTAATCAATAGATATGTTATATGATTCCAGTCGGTTTTTGCAGTAAAAACGACGAAGGTTACACGGCAGATAGTAGTCCTCCAACTACGAAGTCGTTTTCCGGCGGGGGTGATTATTATGATAGAATGGATTAAAAGATTCTTTACCAAGAGTGAGATAAGAAAGGCTGACTTGCCTAAATGTAGCAAGTGCGGTCTTCTTTCTACTAAGAGAATCGAGATAAGATTTATACAGGGCGAAGAGATTTCGTCAATAGCGGGCAATTGTTGTGACAGTTGCGAAGATGATTTAAGCAGGGAGTTTAATCCATTATGGATTCCTCCCTTAGTTTTTGAACAGGAGAAATAAATATGAAAGATATATTGGAGTTTTGTGGATATAATTCAGCATACAGTATGTTGAGTGACCATATGACAATAGAAGAAAGAATCATGTTTTTTGAGGACTTAGTTAATAGTCCTGAAGATGCAGTTGATTTTGTTAGGGAAGAAGTAGAAAGAATAGCAGCCGATTATTTTGATTGGGTAGACCATGAAAGGATGAAGAGTGATGCAGATGAAGAAGCCTATCAAAGATATAGAGATGGTGATTAATATGAGTGGTAGAGCAAAGAGACTAGGAAGAGTAACTAGACAAGAAGCGAATTGGTTAGACGCTCTAGAAAGAAGTGATTTAGATACTTCGCTCCCCTTTAGTGGGACTGATGCTGCTAGAATGGTAGCAATAACTCCTAATAAAAAAGGGCACATAATGAAAATGGTTCCAATACCTAGGAAAATGACAAGGCTATTGATTAAGAGCCCTAACTATGTTAGGTGGAATTATTCCAAATATAAGCATGGAACAGTTTACTGGGTGAGAGTAGATGACTAAATATACAGAAGATGATATTGGCAATATAGTAACTATTGAAAGAGACAATGGTACATCCATTGATGAACGAATTGTAATGGTTTATTGTCAAGTTTGTGCGGCTAGATTTATCGGGCCGATTAGAGAAGCAGGTGGTTTCCTTGGGGGCCATGATATTTTTCACACATGGGAATTTAAGATTGAATATGAAACAGAATTGGAGGCATAAATATGAATGATATAATATGGAAAGAAGGAGAAGGATTGAAGTACGGATTACCTGACCAAGATTGGGCTACTAGGAAATTGCTAACAGTTTATCCAACTAAGCATGGTTGGAGAGTAACAGTTTGCTGGGGCGATACTTGGGGTCACTTAGTAATTAAAACACATGAGAAGTTTGAACCGTGTTTTAACCAAGCAATCCGACAAGCGGTTAGAGAAGGCTGTCCTAAAGAATGGCTACCCGAACCTTTAGACGGAGTTGATTCGGAATGAGTTTAGGAAAAGAATTTGTACCTAGTCTAAGAAGAAGCGGTATCATTGCCATGAAGGTAAATGTTGCTCCGATTATTATGAGTAGAGACGAAGCAATTTCTTCTCTAGTAGAAAACATAGGATGGAGAGGAATACCTTACATCCATAATCTAAACAAAGGTAGAACCAAATCACAATTAACTATGGCGGCAAAATACCTTTCCTATTATGGTTATTTTGAACATCAGCCACAGTCTAGAGAGAATTGTGAAGAATACTACAAAGACCAACTAGAAGTTTGGGATGCTTGTGCGTTCTTGATTGACAAGCACTTCCCAGAATTTAATAATTTAAAAGGTGAATGAAAATATGAAAACGGATGTTTATTTTGACGAAAAGGAATTTAGTAAAGCCCTAGATAAAATTAGTATGGATTTCTTTGGTCACACTAATTGGGAATATGTAAGGAGCGAAAGACGCAAGTTCTATGTTTTCAAATTCAATGTCCCATACCCTATGGAGGATTTAATATGAATATATTTGCACTATCAGAATGCCCAAGAGAATCGGCACAAGAAATGCTAGACAAGCATGTAGTAAAAATGCCTACTGAAAGTTGTCAAATGTTACATACTAATATACTCTACATGAGGTTTATTTCTGAATGTCGCTATGAACCATCATTGGCGGAACTAAAGATATATCATAAAATGATTAATTCTAGACTAATGAAACCGGCCATGTTAAATCATCCTAGTACCATTTGGGCAAGGAAGTCTTTAGATAACTTCAATTGGCTACTAGCACATGGTAAGGCCCTTTGCGAAGAATTTACTTTTAGATATGGTAAAAGGCATGGTTCTTATGATAGGATTCTTGATGTTGTCGATTACGGTAAGTTGCTTAGAAGTCACGATTTTACTTACAAGGAATTAACTCCGGTAACAATTGCTATGGATGACTATTACAGATTAGACCGTGATGTGTTTTGTGAAGACCAATATGATGAATGGGATTTCGTAATAGAATCTTATCGTAATTATTACTTAGAAGGTAAATGGAAATTCGCAACTTGGAGAAAGGGCAGGACTCCTTCTTGGTGGCCAGTAAACCACTACAAGAAAATGAGAAATGCTGAGATAAAAAAGAGTAATGAGATATTTGGTACTAATACGGAGATGATTGAATGATTGAATGTAGAGAATGTAAAGGTAACAACTTTATCAAAACCTTTTGCCATGCGACTGAGAGATTTGTTTATGATGATTGTTGGGATTGCCTTTCTGAAGAAATGTACGCAGTAGAAATGCAAGAAAAGATTACTAAAATACTTATTAGCGAGCCTAGTGAGGAACTACTCACTACTATTAGTGGCATACTAGTTAGGACAGTAATTGAAAATAAAGAAGGTGCATTAATGCACAAAGATATAGAAGAGATATGGAATTTAATGAGGGATTAAAATGGAAGTAGAATTTAGAATAATAGATGATGAAGAATTACCTGCGGTAATTATTAAAGAGAATGCAAACGGAAGTCCGGAGATATTGATTAACAACTATCATAGGCTTTGGCTATGTTTGCAGCGAGGAACAATTGCTGGAATTTTTGAAGTATTCCCAAAGAAACTAACAGAGATGTTAGATGCTTATTTGAGAGAGCAATACCAATACGAGATAATGGATAGAGGTGAATAATAATGGTAGCACTACATAAAATGGAAAGTAAGTTCGGTACTTGTATCGAATGTAAGAGAACCCAAGGCTCCACTAGTTGTGATAAATGCAGGGGGCCAAGTTGTCCTTCCTGCGTATGTATCATTCCTAAAAAGCAAGGGGAAGTAGAAATAAGACATAAGAGTTGTATAAGAGGTGGAAAATAATGGATGAATTACTAATTAAACCTAAGAGAAAATTAGGTACTGGAAGATATGATAGGAAACTAATCGAGAGGATGATTGATTTATCTGTAGCAGATGATTATGAAGAGGCTTGTAAAGAATGGATTGCCACTGGTAAAGTTTACTGGGGAGATATCGAAGTTCCCGAATGGTGGGAAGATAGAAAGGGCAAATGTCTTTGTGGGCACAGTATTGTATATCACTTTGAAGTAGAGAATACCGAGAATGGAGAAATGATTTTAGTTGGTTCCGACCATATTAATTCCTACCATATTCTAAAGCAGATAGCACTATCTACTGGAATGCAGGAAGAGATGATTACTGATGAAATGATTGATGAATGGATGAAGGTAAGAGTTGCTTCTATGATGCAAACCGCTTGGTGGCATAATCACGGAGAGCATTTTACTGAGATGTTTGAAGCCGTTAAAGAATATGATGTTAGAGTAAATGTTAGAGTTCTTAAATGGGAATATAATGCCAAGTTAGGAACTAGGCGACCCGTTACTGCGATAAGGAAAGCAGGTAAAGGAAACTATGGCGAAGAGGGCCACACTATGGCATCAATTGTTTGGAGATGGAACCATCCCGACAATCCTAAAGCACAGATACACACTAGAGGATATCCTACTGAAAAACTATGGCAAGATTTGGTTCTATTCAATCTTAGAATAGAAGAGTATAGGCAGCAGTGTGAGACAGAAGATATGCAATTGGATGTCTTAATGTCCCTAAAAGACAAGAGAGAATCTCTTAGAACGGCTCAATATACTATGTTAAGAGAAGATAAGGATAGATTGGCAAGAGAAATGTTTGCTAAGGTTTGTGAATACTACGGGCTTCCGGACTTTTACAATATATCTACCGACTCTATGACTGATTGGGAGAAGAATTTCATCGGGGACATGAAGGGTAGGGTTACTAGCGGCTATGGCCACATACCCCATCTTTCGACCCATCAACTACAAACCCTTGATAAGATTATCAAGGGCGAAGATACTCCATCTACACTTAAGCAACAGAGATATTTGTTAAGGCTTGGATATGAAGGAGAAGTAGGAGAGTTAGGTCAGAAAGAGGCTAGTCAAATAATTGAAAATATATTGGCTTTGGGTGGCAAACCCGAATACTAAACGCAGGGCTTTAATAGGTAATGCGAACTAAAAAAAATAGAAGAGGTGAATGATAAATGATAAGTTTAACAATTTTGAATGAGACAGGACATACATCACTATCCCTAGTGGCTAGTGAAGTAATAGAGCAGATTAATACCCACCCTACGGATTGGGTATTTATTGACGGAGAAATGGTATCGAGAGAGAACATTTCATCTGTTAACTGGGATGATGTCGAATCGGTTGTTTTAACTCCGGCTATCGTCGGCGGTTGAAATAACTAAGTAAATAGGGAGGGTAGTAATGGGAAACTACTCTCCCTTCCCTTGGGGTTTAATTATGTTTTTTAAAAATGAAAAACAATGTATATCGGTGATTGAAACTTTCATCGAGGAACTTAGCCCTGTTAACAGGACTAAAATGGAGTTAGTTATCTCTTTAGATAACTCTCCAAAGGAAAAGATATTTGCAATTACTTCCGTATTTAGAGAATGCCTATGGGACATTCCGGAAGCAGTTGAGATGGGATTCTTCGAATGGATGGCAAAGAACATACCTGAAAGAATAGAAGCAATAGAATACTATGAGGCTTTAAAATGAAAGACAAAGACCCCAATTATACTCCTAGTGCTTGGTCGTACAAGAAAAGAATAGCGACTAAGTGCAGAATATGTGGTAAGCAGTTAGTCTTACCCGAAGAAATGAAGAAAGAAATACACGATAATTGTGATAATAATTTAAGTAATAATACATATATGATGTGATAAAATGAGAATAACAATAATAAATACAGACAGAAGTACTCTGATAACAGAAATAACTTCAGACGGGGGCCTAACCCTACCAGTGCGCCGAGAAGTATCGGGAACAGTTCAGACCAAAGGCGACCCTATTCATACGAGCCTAACCAATCTCTTTTCTAGGCAGTTAAAGAAAAACTATGGGGAATGGGAAACTGTTCTTACTATAGGTGGGTTGCCTATACATGTAAAATACGATGGTAAGTATCATGTCATGGGTAAGAGCCATAGTTTGAAATTAATATCTTCGGCTTTGGCTAGAGTTGCCTACAGTGCTGCTGTAGGCGAGGCGGATTCTTCTAAATTGCTAAGTCTTTTGTTTACTAATATGGAAGTTCCGGAGCCTATCTCTTATGCTATTGAGAATAGGGCCCCTTACCATTTCTATGAAAACTACAATAAGGTTGAGGTTAGATTAAATGTAGAAAAAATAGGCTCTACCAAATACGCAATAGAAGTTTCCGATTCGGTGTGGGGAGAAATAGCCCAAAAGGATTTAGTGACCTTTGTTAATTCGTATAGGGATGGAAGTAGAAGAGGCAATTGGAATAACCTTTCGCCTAAAATGTTATTTTGTAAATTAATGGAAAGAGAGCCTAGCGAATCAGAATTAAAGTTGATGAAGGCGTTCCTTTCACAAAACAGAACTAGCGATATAGTGGAAAAGAGAGCCAAGGAATTAGTTGAGGAAATATGTGAAAATTTCCCGAAGACTTTCTTCTATCATGTTGAAGAAGAAGGGGCAATAATCAAAACGAAGACTCATGCAAAGTTCGCTAAGGGGAAGTCTTCTCTTAAAACTACTGAGCAGACAGTAGGCTCAAATAATAACGAGTGGCTATTTATTAGGGGTAATTCGTATGATTGGAAGATTAGGAAGTCTAGCAACCAAGAAAGTACCCAATCGGTACAGACATATATTTGGCAGAGATTCACACACAAGATAAAAATCGGTCAAGAAGAAGACGATGACGGAGATTGGAGAGATGTCTTCAAAATCGCTTATCATTACGGATGGGCTGGCCCTATATGTGTAGATAATATGAATTTTAATGGGGCCACTAGCGTAGGCGACCAAATGGTGGCTAGAGGATTCGCTTTCATGAATGATAGTGCTACTATTCGTTTGGTTAGTACCATTAAGGGCTATCTCAACAAGAGAGATATGAGCGAGAACCGATTAGACTTTGAAGATTTAATTAAAAACGACTTGGGTCGATTACTATGACATGTATAGAGTGTGGAAATAATAATTTTAGTTTTGATGAAGTGATGGGAGAAAGAATCTGCGACGATTGCGGCTTGGTCGAAATAACCGAATTGTTTGAACAAAGTGTTTCGCAATTCAGCCCATCCGGAGAAGTGGTTAGAGAATCTACCTTTAGGAATACTTTAGGAACCACTAACAGGAACAGGTACGATGCTTCTGAAACTAACATACAGACTGGTTTGGTATATTGTAATCTAGTTCTATCGTCTATTGCTACCAATCATCCTCTAAGAGATAGAGTAGAAGAATGCTATATTTCTTTATTTAGAGGGCATGTGTTTAGTAATAAATATAGTTACGAGACTAGGGCAACGGCATTAGTGTATTATGTTCTGAAAGAAAACGGAATACCTATTAAACTTAGAGAAGTTAGAAAGGAATTCGAATGTGATATGAGAAAGGTCAACCGCCTAACTAGGGCAATAGCAAAACACTTTGGTAACTCTAGCGTATATGCTAGAGACAATACAGTTTCGATGTTAGATAAAACTTCTAGGGCTATTTATGATAGTGCTGAATTTATTACGCTATGTCAAGAAATGCACATAATGTTAGAGCCCATCCTAGAGGCAAGCAATTTTACCAAGGGTAGAACATATTGTGCTGCTGTTTGTATGATAGTGGCAAAGGCTAATCTAATGCAGATAACCCAAAAGGAGTTGTCAGAAAAAACAGGATACGATGTTTCTACAATCCGTATTCAAGCAAAGAAGATATTACAGATGTTAGGTTATAATAGCCTAAAACAAATTAGTGGAAAAACAATAGGAGAAATGATAAAATGATAGAAGAAGAATGGTATGAATATTATGTATATTTAGAAGAACTTAGACAAAGTGGAGTAACCAATATGTTTGGTGCTTCTCCCTACCTGCAAGAAGCATACGGTTTAAATCGAAGAGAAGCCAGTAAGGTTCTAGTTAGTTGGATGGAAAACTACAATGAACTTGTAGAAAGAAAAATAATTGTGAGGAATTGAAATGAGAAGAGTATTAATTATAGGAGCAGGTGGAATTGGGAGTTTTCTAATTCCGCTTCTGAAGAAGACGGGACTGTATTCTATTACAGTGGCAGACCCCGATATCGTAGAAATGAAAAATATACCGTATCAGAATTACGGCAAAGAGGATGTTGGCGATAATAAAGCATCAGTGATGCACACTAGGTTTAATTTAACAACCTGCATACCGCATAAGATTCTAACTACTAAGCAAATGGAAGGATTCGATTTGGTTATATCTTGTGTAGATAATCTAAGTCTTAGAAGAACCATGTATCGAAGTAAGTTTGATTGGCTAGACTTGAGGGCACAAGGACGCAATGCTGCGTTTATATCTTCAGATTCTAGTCCGGATATGTGGGACACTATGTTGGCTGGGCCGGATGGAAGTTTTTCTTGTCAAGGAGATTCTTGGGATGGAAGTAATAAAAATGTTCACTTTATGCAAGTGGCAATTGCTGGAATGGCGGCAGAATGGATTCAAAGATGGTTCAATAGTGAAGATGTTGGGCTTTTTAAGGTGGTAAATGTATGACTGAAATAATGAATGATGATTTGGGCCCCGATTATAAGGTCGGGATTGTATCTGAATGGGAATTGAATCCTGAAATTACGGAAAAATTCCTATCGGAAATATGGAAGGCTTCTACAGAAATACTTCCGAAACTGGAAGTCCAAGTAGTCATTGATGATAATGACAGACTGCACATTAGTAGCGGTACTGCTGGATATGTCGATTTTAAAGTAGACCCAGTAGGAATGAAACTTCCCATCAAATGTTGGATTCATACGCACCCATTCGGTTCTGCATATTTTAGCGGCACTGATATTAGCACTGTTTCCATTTGGGAACCTATGATGAAATCTGCTATAGTAGTGGGTGGAAAGGCTCACTATGGTCATTGGACTAAACATATGCCTAAGCAGTTGGTAATCTATAGTGACCATCGTTTTGAGAGAGTTCAGAGTTGGGAATATGATTCAGTGATGCCAAGTGCTTCTTCAGTCATTCCGATTGATTACGAAAGACTTAGAGAAATTCTGTTAGACTACGATTTTATTACAGAACACGAACTCATAAAAGCAGAAGAATTACTTAGACTAGAGCAGGGGGAAGAGGAATGAAACTTAGGCACAGAAGAATGGAGAAGAAACTTCTAGAAGCAACGGAGGTCGGACAAGAATTGACTTCCGACCAAGCGATAGATATTCTGAAAAAACTAATAGGGCCTGTTAAAGATAGAAGTAGTTACCGCCATCAGACTATGGCGTTTATTCCTACAATGCAGGGCATGGCCTACCTACTAAGAATATCTAACCACTTTACTAAATGCGAAGTAGGCATGAGAAAAAAGAATGTTTGGAGGAGAATAGTATGATACAATGGACGGTTAGAAAACTAATTGGTTTAATGGGAAGGGTGTATGTTTTCTTGGATAAGTTTCTAGACCATGATACTAGAGAAGTATTAGGGACTCCTATAGACGAAGATTTTCAAAATATGTCTAGGCGAGAATTGTGCAGATACATTGAAATCAAGTTAGGCTGGAAAGATGATGCCTTTTGGAATTTAGAATCTACTCAAAAGATTAGACTATGTTGCCAAGTAGCACGGTTGAATAGATTTAAGTTAGGTGAAGAAGAATGAACTTAGGGACTTTAAAAAAAGGTGACGCATTACAGAATATACATCTAGGCGTTAAGGCTACAGTTAAGTCAATCGAAAAGTTCACTAGGGGAAGCAAAAAATATACAATTTTTGTGCTAAATAACGATACAAGATGGAACGGGTATCATCTAATTAATAATTGGGAGTTGGCTAAATGATTAAAACGATAGGGAAATGGGTTGCCTTTCTCCCATTAGTGGAAGAAAGTGCTAGTGGAATAAAGAGCGAGAGCCTAGATAAAGGAACCGTTTTATTTGAGATGAAAGAAGTTACCAACGGACTAAAGGTTGGAGATAAGATACACTTTGATATTAACAAGGTTGCACATAAGAGTGGCGACTATTGGGTTATTGATATAGATTATATTTACGGGGTGGTTGAATGATTATACATGGTAAAGAAGTAAAGGAAAAATTACTACAGGGAATTAACTTAGTAGCAGATACAGTAAAACCTACTCTTGGCCCACAAGCAAAGACGGTTATCTTACAAGGTAATCCTCCTGTCATTATTAATGACGGAGTTACCATTACCAAGTATATTTCTCACCCCGACCCCTATGTTAGTTTAGGGGTTAAGATGGTTCAGAATCTTGCAATGCAAGCACAACAAAATGCAGGCGATGGTACTACTACCGCTTGTATTATTGCTCAAGCATTGTGTAATGGTTTAGCAGAACTAGATGCAACAGACTTGCACCATCTTAGATTAGAGATGGAGAGCATTAGGAATGCTGTTCTAAACAGTTTATCAGACCAAGCGATAGAAGTTACAGATGAAACTATAATTGATGTCGCCACTATTGCATCTAATAACGATGTTAGAATGGGTAAATTAATTGCAGAAGTATTATCTCATGTAGGTAAGGATGGAGTAATAACTGTAGAAGAAGGAAATCAATTAGAAACTTCTTATGAAGTTAAAGAAGGGTTAGAAGTAGACGAAGGATATTTCAGTCATCTTATGGCAAATGACCCTTCGGGAATCTGCGAACTAAAGAATCCGCTTGTACTCACCACCAATAAAAACATCAGTAATTTTTCAGACTTATTACCAATATTAGAATTGGCTTCTTCTAAAGGAAAGCCCGTTCTCATATTCTGTAAAAGTATTCAAGGCCCTGCGCTAAACAATATGATTATGAATATCGTAGAAGGTAGAATAGAAGCATGTGTAGTAACTGCTCCTAATTTCGGCGATGCTCAACTAGATGAACTGGGAGACATTGTTTCTCTGTTAGGTGGAAAGGTATTCAGTGACGAGAATAATTCAGATATCACTTCTGCTACTATTGAAGACTTAGGTACTTGCGAGAAGGCAATAATTACTTCTAGCAATACAACTTTAGTTGGAGGAGAAGGAGATGTGTCAGATAAGATTTCGTCTCTGAAAAGCCGCTACGAAGAAATAGAAACCAACTATGATAGAATGCGAATCAAGAAAAGACTTAGCAGACTACAAGGAGGAGTAGCAGTAATTACTGTAGGTGCAGGTTCGAGTATGGAAATGCGTGAAACTAAAGAAAGATTAGACGATGCTCTAAATGCAACAAAGGCCGCTTTACAAGAAGGAATTGTTTTGGGTGCTGGAAGGGCTTTATGGGATGCTTCTAAAGAATTAGATGGAAATGTAGAATTGAATAGAATTGTTATTGATTCTCTAAAGGCTCCTCAATTAATTCTTAGCGGACATGTACCGTTGGTTCGCCTACTACAAGACAATCAAGGATGGAATGCAGTAAAGGGAGAATATGTAGACTTGTTAGAAGACGGAATCATCGACCCCGTTAAAGTTACAAAGAGTAGTTTTTCTGTAGCCATGTCTATTGCAATGCTATTCCTTACAACAGAAGTAGCAGTATTGTTACCGGAGGAATAAAAATGTTCGACGATAAGGATATAGTAAGGATGACGATTGTTTATGCAGATGGCTCGATGACCATTCTAACTAAAAACAAAGACGGTACTATGTCGGTTCAGAGGAGAGAAAAATGAGCAAGAAGAGGGCCGTCACCGTAACTTTACCTGCGCCATATGCAGCAGAAATTAAATGTCCTATATGTAGCGGCAATAAATGTAAGGTGTGTAGCAATACAGGTAAGATGAAAATAGAAGTCGCCCCGAAGATACCAATTCAAAGGGCGCACATCATCAAGTATGTAATTGATAACATACACGAAGTAGCGGGAGAACTCACTAGGATGTATGGACTAACCCCCGAAATACAAACGAGGGAAATAGTAGAGGTCGAAGATGGCCAATATGAAATAGTTCAGATATCTAGTTTGGGCGGTGCTTGTTGGGTTGTTAATAGATTGGATTCTTTAGAGTCTCCTAGATATTTCATCTCAAGAAAGGACTTAGAGAAATTTAAAGGAGGGTTAATGATTGAGTGATTTAACATTACAAGGAAGGGTGGCTAGAAATGCTACAGATGAAATACAGATATATTCCGGTGAATACTGGAAGAAACAAGTCGTAGACTTTAGATGGTATTCTAATGATAAGCCTACGAAGAAAGGCATTAGGATGAATTTAGAAGAAGCAACTAGGGTACATGCGATACTAACTAGAATACTAAGAGAGGCTGATTTAGATGTGGAAAATGATTAAGATATACAAAGACGATAAGGAATTTATTGCGTGGACTAAAAGAATAGAGAAGAAACTCAAGGGAGAAGTCCTTAGCCAGTTCAAAGAATCATGGCCCAAAGTTAGAACTAATAATGAAGCAATAAAGGGTTCGTTTGTTTACTATTGGGAAATGAGAAGTGGTGCTGGTCAAATACATAATATGGCCCAGCCGATGTCTATAGGATATCTAGCATATTTAGCAGACGGCGCACATGCAGCAGGTAGAGAAGATATCATAGAAGTTCTAAACAATATGATTATGAACATCCCTAGAATAAATATGGAGATAACCAACGGGCTAGTTACTAAAATAAAAAGTGACGAATCCACCGAGGGGGAAGTAGAGGATGAAGAAAAAGGACTATAAGGAAATAGCAAACAAATTATGGGGTATTACTAGGAGGCCAAATGCGCCTACAGTAGACTTTACAATCAGACAAAAGGAACTGATTAAACAATTGATATTAAGATGCAATGAGGTGAAAATTTATGACGATGAAGAAGTTAGCGAGACTGTTAGAAGCGACGAACTACAAAACTCCAACACAACAACAGGCTTTAGTTTCCAAAGAACTAGAGAAATTCGAAAATAGGCCAGCCCTATTTTCTATTCTTTCTATGGAATATGAAAGTAATAACATAGGACTGTCGAAGGCTAAGAAGTGGATAGCGAGGGCCTTGAGTATATTTGAGGATGAAGTTGATTCAATGTATGCCGCACTAAATGATTTGGGCGATGCTATTTATTCTTTAGATAGTAGCCAAACATCAGAAACCGAAATAGGTTTGGGCGAAGTACTTTCACTACTACAAATAGAATGTAAGGGGATAGACTCTAGCGAATTTAATACCTTTAGTATGTCCTTCAATTCTATGTCTTCATTGGAAAGAAAGTGGTTCGTTAAGTATTGGCTAGGTGTTCCTAGAAATGGTATTAACATTGGCAATGTTCAAAAGATGTTGGCTAAGGCTTATGGTAAAAAATTATCAGAAGTTAAACACCATACTAATTTTAATTCTATTCAAGTGACTACTAGATATTATGAGATGAAAGAAGAACCGTCATGTTCTTTGCAGCATGGTAAGTTTCTAAAACCAATGCTAGCAAAAGAAATTCCTATGAAAAAGTGGCCCAGAGATAAGATTGTCGATTATAAATATGACGGCAATAGATATCAAGTCCATAGAAAAGGCGAGAGTGTTATTGTTTTCAATAGAAAAGGCAGAATCGTAACCCCACAATTTTCAGACATAGTGAATCTTGTAAAAAAGTTACAGTGTCGATTGTATTCTAGATGGTGAAATCTATCCGATTAAGGAAGACGGTAGCCCTGCGGAACACAAAAGGATGGGAACTAGGGTTCACTCAAAAGACCATGCTAAAGCAGTACAGGATTGCCCTGTAAGATGGGTGGCCTTTGACGCATTAATGGTAGGTGGAGAAACTCTTACAGATTTGCCCTATCATGAAAGATTAGAAAGGATGTCAATGATACCCGACCAAGCACATAGAATGGAAAAGGGTGGCGATGTTTTAGCATTCTATAACATTGCAATTAATGATGGCTTCGAAGGAATTATTGTTAAAGATGCTAACCATAAATATGAGTCTGCCAAGCGTTCTGCTTCTTGGGCTAAATATAAGCCCCCTAGAATTGATTTAGATGTAGTCATTACTTCTGCTAGATATGGAGAAGGGGCTAGGGCAGGATTCTTTGCTTCTTTCGATATAGCAGTAAAGAGTGAAGATGGTTTCATGAACATAGGTTCTGTAGGAACTGGACTATCAGAAAATGAAATGTTTGTATTAACAAATAAGTTACGAACATTGGTAGAGGGATATAAGGGAGATACTTATTTATTCTTACCGAAGGTGGTAATAGAAGTTACCGCCGATTTAATCTCAAGAAATAGTAAGGGAGATATTGGTCTAAGGTTTCCCCGAATAGTAAAGATAAGAGAAGATAAATATGTAGCAGATATTAATACAGTATCAGATGTAATTCAGACTATGAATGGATTTTGATATAATGCTAGACCCCGAAATACAGACTTGGTGCGAGAAATACGAAAGAGTGAACACTTATTCCTTTATGGTTTATGGTGACATAAGTGATGAAGAAATAGAGTTTGTAGGAGGCGGGGTTAAAATCCACCTTCTATCAAGAGGAGTAGACCCACCGATGATGTTATTTTCTAAGGGCATAGACGAAGAAGAAGCCAAGTCCCTAAACATTTACAGGGGAAATAATGTAACAGTAGTCGTTGCGAATTGTGAACTCTCGGACTACATCATAGAGATTATGCTAGAGGGTTTAAATTTCCTTAGATTTAAGTGTGAGTGTTTAGGTACGAGACAGGTGACAAATTATGTTTAGTAAAGAAGTTATGATTGGTATTTTTATCGGCGTTGCTAATTGCGATGTCCGAATAGAATCGGACTATAGAAGTACATTGGGATATCAAGTAAGGCCCAAGATTCAGATTAGAGGAGAATTGGATTTCCTTAATCAAATTAAAAGAACTCTATTACAATATAATGTTAAGTGCCACATCAAAGAAAGGGAGTCTAAACTAAGACAGAAACCAATACTAACTATTTCTAGAATAAAGGATTTAGTTATTATAAGCAATATAATTCCTCCGGAATATTCTGATGCAAGAAATCAGTGGCCGGACTTCAGAACCGTAATAAATATAATGAATGATAAAAGGCATCTTAGCCTTAGTGGGCTAGATGAGATATTAAAAATAAAGGGATTGATTTAATGGGACTAACCAATATGAATAAAGATAGAACTATAGTAATTACCGGAAAGAATGGAAGCGGTAAGTCTACTATGGCAAAGGAGATGTTTGAAGATGCTATTATCTACTACGCTAATGATATGGAAATACTTGATATTAAATCGCTACCGAAAGAAAGGGGAATAATAATAGAAGACATACACTACAAGCCGAAGAAAGATGAGATACTAAATGTTCTTAGAAACTATGGCGGTAAAGTGGTAATGACTTCGTTGAATCAAAAAAGTATTCCTGCTGATATTAAGAATAAGGTTAAATTCAAGAGAGCAGGAAACAAACAATACCTAAGAGAACAGATTAAGGAACTAGCACCTAGATGCGAAGAACCGCTTTCATTGGAAAGAGATACATTCTCTTTAGTAATGGAATACATGAAACAAAGTGATAGGGACTTAGTTGCTAAGTTGTTAAAAATTAACAAGCCAGCAGACACGCAGATTATGTCTTGGCTTGTAGAAAATATCCATCCTAATAGATTGATATTTGCAGATGGAGTCGTTAAGAGAAAGTGGCCACTGAACTACTTTTACGAAGTGTTAGCATATGCTTACATAGGTAAGAATTACAGTAGGCCAGCATTTCCTAAACGCAAAGCATATTCCAAAATACCTTCTCTATGTAGAAGGTTAAAACTAAGAAGCGGAGACGAAAGACTTCTTCGCCAATTATGTAAAGATGAAGACTTTAGCCGTTGGGCTAAAACCAAACTAAACAATAGTGAGTGTAGATTACTCGGTCTTGGTGAAAAGAAGATAAGAAAATCTAAACCTAAAATAAAAATGAGTAAGTTGAGTGATTATTATGCTATGGACGGAAAAATATAGGCCCGCTTTACTAAGCGGAATAAAAGGACAAGAACACTTCGTAATGGATGCGGAGAATTGGGTAGAATTACAGAACATGCCAAATGTTTTGTTTTACGGTACTTCCGGTACAGGTAAAACTGCGGCAGGTTTAGCCCTAGCAAAAACATTACTTGGGGAAAACGCACTAGATAATTTCTTTGAGATTAATGCTTCTGATGATAGAAGATTAGAAACTGTCAGAACTAAAATCAAAGAGATTGCCCAAAGCGGTAAACTTGGCAATGTTCCATTCAGAATAATTCTATTAGATGAAATGGATGGAATGACAAACGATGCACAAAACGCATTGAAAAGAATTATGGAAAGATATTCAGACAATGTTAGATTTATTATTACTTGTAATGATAGAACTAAAATTATATTTGCCCTACAAAGTAGGTGTGCAAACTATCACTTCAAGCCTCTTGTACCGGCAGTAGTCGGTTCAATTTTGATGGACATTTTGGACAAGGAGAACATACCTAACAGGCCAACCGAGTCCGAAATGCAGGGCTTTATAGGTGTTTATGGAGGTGACTTAAGGAGAGCAATCACCGAGTTACAGGCGGCAATTGCATCTGACAAACCACTGAAGGTACAAGTCCAAGAAGGGCTACAGGAATATGAAAATATAATTAATGAACTTATCAATAAAAATACTGACATTCTTACAACACTACACAACTTACTATACGACGGTAAAACCGTTAAGGATATTTGTGTTTCTTTGCATGATGTTATTATCAATGCTACTTTAGATGGAAATGTAAAATACAAATTTTTGAGAGTGATAGGAGAAAGTGAATACCGGTCTACTACTATGACACCGAGAGTTTTACTCTCATGGATGGTAGGACAATTAATATGAAAAAGGAGGAATCTGAAAATGGATGAAAAAACGAAGAACGAAATAGAGCAAGGAGCAAGTCTTCTCGGACTTAGTGCGGAGGACGCACTAGGAAAGTACGAAGATATTTGTAAGGAGAACGGGGTAGATGCCCAAAGCCCAATCGGTTTAGGACTATGGCGAAGCCATGTTGCCCAAAGCCGTAGGCAGAAATCTAAACCTAGTGGTGGGGGAAATAACCAATTGTCTAAGAAGGCATTTGGTTTCTTTATCTCACTTGAGTCTCCTAGAGACACAATGGTTTGGAATAGAAACAAGGCTAAGGAAGAATACGGTAGAAATCCGGATGCGGCTTTAGAAGCAGGGCTAATTGCTACTGCTGAAGAAACAGACGGTGGATGGAAAATCCTTAGAGTGTTCAAGGGCGATTACCAAGAAAGAATCGTTAAGTCACTACCCGACGGCGCAGAAGAAATTGATGGGAATACTATTATTCCTTTAGATGCTACTGACCGCTACCCTAACGGTGGGACAAACCGCAACTTTGGAAAACCGCTACCAGCACAAGAATTCCGTAGAACCGGAGTTTTCTATGGTATGGTCGGAGACAGTACAGAAATGAAACCGTATTTCTTTTCTTACAAGAAAGATGGTTGTCTAGGATTTGCACCGAATTGCTTCGAGTATCTACACATGGTTGTAATTAAGAATGAAACATCGGATGACATTTATGGTTATACTGAAGTTACTAAGGCTAGCCTAGTAATGAATGAAAACCTAGACCCTGAGAATTCCGATTACAGGGACATGTCTAACTTCGATTATGTTTCTACTCTTACAGAAGTATTTTCTGATAAGATTGCAGAACTTGTAGATATTGATAGGCAACATGCTAACTTAGCAATGCTTCCGGTAAAGCAGAGATATGTTATTACTGACGGTACTGTTTGTAATATGAACATGACTCCATTTGGAAATGGAAACCGTGTCCTAAACATTACTGACTTAAATGCAGAGTTCGATTATGAAGGTGGAAATAACATGACTACATGTTGGGTTCCCGAACATATCGGAATTGATTTTGGTATAGGAAGTAACATTATTGTTATCGGAAGAACTTCTCAAAGACAAGGAGACGACGGGCCGGAACCAGTTACAATTAATGTATCGGGACTTCTAGTTGTAGAAAGAGTTGGCTCTCCTGTAGAAATTGAGCAGTACGAAGAAACCAACGACGATTGGTTTAGTTGATTCCAAGGGGATTACGCCTCTTCAACAATTAGTGTAAATATATTCTAATGGGAAAAGAATGATATTCAAGTGGGTGCGAAGCCCATATTTTTTAATGAGGAATTTTAATGAGTGAATTAATAGATGAAAGATATGTAATGAAGTCTGGCAGTTATGTCGCAGACTTATCCCTAGTGGAATTTATTACATGGAGACAGAACGACGACGGGATTTTACTAAAGTTGCATATAGGGCAAAAGGAAATACGATTCCTTAGTACTAAGGAAATGGCAACAGAAGTTATGGGAATTTGGACAAAATTCCGTGGTCAAGAAATAGACTTTAGAGAATATGAAATAGGTGGTAAATATGAGTTTAACTAAAATGAAGAAGGAAGTTATGGAAGAAGCAAAGGAAATCGCTGATGCGAAAAAGAAAACAATCTTTGGTAAAAAACAAGATGAGTTTAATTCTTCCTTTGCAGATTATATGAAAAAGAAAAGAGAAGCCAAGAGTTCTAGAATGGTTCTAGGCATTTGGGGAGAACCTAAATGCGGGAAGACTGGGATTGCTTTGGATTTCCCCGATAGAAACATTTGTGTTTTAGATTGGGATAAAGGCGTAGATTCTACATGGAGAGAATGGCACAATTCTTCTGAGAAGATTGATGTCTATTGCCCTATTGTAATGAACAAAGAGAATGTTGTAGATATTGATAAGAGCGATGATAACTCTCACGCCTTTGTTAAATATGTTAGGCAGAAAATAGAAGATGGAGATAATCCTATCTTTGTATTCGATGGAGTAGATACTTGGTTTCAATCTTGTTTGTTGAAAGTAAATCCAAATCCTAGAGTAGTCACTAAGGTAATGCCATACCAATACGGCGCAAGAAATAATATCTTCTACCATCTTTTGGAAACTATTTACCAACTGAACTGTGATGTGATTTACATTACTCACGAAACAGAGAAGTATCTAGATAACTCTCCTGTGGGTATGATGCCTAACTGGAAAGATTGGGGAGGAAAACTAGAACAGGAAATCTACTGTACTAGAAAGAAAATAAAGGGGCAAACTCACTTTGTTGCAGAACTAGTAGGTAGCCGAACTAATGGAAACTTAGTAGGGAAGTCTTGGACTGTTAGAGAAGGTAATCCTCCTAACATTAAGTGGAACGGAGTACCGGAATTAAAAGAGGGTAAGATATGAAATTTAACATTGATAATAAAATACTAGAAAGAGCATTAGACGACATTCAAGGAAAGGGTAAGTACGGAGTAACAAACAGCAGTTTGGATAATACTATCTACATTTCTCTAGAAGGTAACTTGCTAGAACTATGGAATGCCGACTCTACTCTATCTCTAAATATTAATTTAGAAGTGGATGGAGAAGAAGATGGTGATTTCATTTTCGATGCGAAGTATCTACTTCCCTTCGTTAAGAAGTTTAGCGGAGTCTGTAGTTTTGTTGCAGAAGATACTTTACAAGTTTCTTGTAATTCCCAGCAGGTAATAGTTCCAAGAATTATTACCCATTCTAATATGAATGCAATTACTAGAATAAAGGGAATGCTAGAACATGTTAGTTACGAAGAAGAACCGGAAACATTGTTTATGTTCGGCCCTTCTAAATACGAAGCAGTATTCACAATACATTCCGAGGACTTTAAGAGGACAATGGGATTATGTGAATTAATTAAAAGTGGAGTCTATCGTTTAGATTACGCAGAAGAAGCAGCAGTAATTAGCAGTCAGACATCTGCCTCTAATCGCTATCTAGAATCAATGGCAATATCTAATGCCAGTGGAGATGCGGCTGTAGTAGAATGGTCTGGCCCTCTACACAAGTTCTTTGATGGTAAAATCAATGTCTACCTTAGAGACGACTTCCCACTATTATTAGTTGGAGAAGATAGAAGATTAATTCGTGCCCCGCATGTGAGTTGAATAATATGATTATATCCACCATGAGAGATAATAAAAATATATTTCTCTCTTGGCGAGAAGAAGGAGAAAAGAAATGGAAGGTGGAAACCCATCGCCCATATTTTTTTGTAGATGATTCCCATAGGGAAATTAGATTTTACAGGCCTTCTAAATATGTCAAGAGAGAATTTGAGTATGAGAGTGGAGAATGGTTTTCTCTAGAAGGGACTAAACTAAAGAAAGTATATGTCGAGCAAGCAGACGATGTTAGAAATGCAAAGGATATGTTTATTCAGACTTGGGAAGCAGATGTAAGACACCACCATAGATACGCCATAGATAATCTAAAAGAGATACCGGAATACAAAATGCGTAAATGGTATTGGGATATGGAATGGCAACAAGGCGGAGAACATCATGATGAAATTACTACTATTGTAATGTATGATAATTATGATGAGAAGTATTACCAATGGGTTTGGTTTCCAAATGAAAGCCCTCTCTATACTCACTATGAAGGCAAGCACACTTATTGCTATAATAATGAAAGAGATATGCTTGAACATTTCATTAATACAATGGTAGAGAAAGACCCCGATATGCTAATTGCATGGTTTGGTCTAAAGTTCGATTTGCCTAAACTTATTGATAGATGCTGTGCATTGAGAGTTAATCCACTAAAACTATCTCCGGTAGGAAGAGTGTCTAATGTATTCGCTACTAAGACCGGCTTTAGATTTACTAAAGCGGAGGAAGGATATTCTCCAATCTCCCAGCCCATTGCTGGTAGGATTTGCCTAAATTTAGATTTGGCATTTGAGAGACAATGGAATGATTCCCAAAGAGGAACGCTACCATCGCTAAGTCTAAACTATGTTTCTGAAAATGTATTGGGTAGAAATAAACTTGTCTCGGAAAAGTTTCCGGATGCAAATGAATTCTATCGTAGAGGGTGGTTAGAAGATACAGAAACATATCTAAGGTATGCGTTAATAGATGTAGAACTAATGGTAGAGATTGACGAAACTAATTATTGTAGCGAGGCTATTCTTGCATTGCAAAGATTACTAGTTGCGCCCTTCGACGCATGTTTCTATGCTAGCCACATGGGAGGAATATATTTTATGAGGAACGCTACATGGAAAGCCCCTACTGGAATTAGGCCAAAGAATAAAATCTGTTCTAATTGTAATACGGTCAATCTTAAGAAAGCAAAGACCTGTAAGAACTGTAAAGAAAGTTTATCCTACCAAGGTGCTATGGTTTATGACCCTCTAAGTGAAGGGACTAATGGCCTACATCATGGCGTGGCTGCATTTGATTTCGCTGGACTCTATCCTTCAATGATATTGGCCCGCAACATTTCTTTCGAAACTATTAGCGATACCCCCACTGAATTCGGGGCGAATCTCGCTACGCCGAAGGACTTCAGCATAAGCGATGCAGAAGACATGGTTTATTTCAAAACCGATGAGTTAGGATTATTACCAACTGCGGTCTTAGAATTGAAAGAATTGCGTAATGAATATAAGGCAAGGATGAAAGAAGCCAAAGGGCAGAACAATGATTCTGAGTATGTTAAGTGGTACAATAACCAAATGGCAGTAAAAAGATTATCTGCCAGTTTCTACGGGATTCTCGCTTTTGCTGGATTCGGTTGGTCGAATGTAACCTTGGCAGAAAGTATTACAGCAAGTGCAAGAGAAGCAATTAGATTAGCAGCGTTTAAGGCTAAGGAGATGAAAGCATGAATACATTTCTAAGAAATAGAATAGAAGTTGAAGTTCACAATATGCCCCAGCCATTTACTTCCCATATGCTGAGAGTACATATGATAGAAATTTACGGAACTAAGTTCGCAGGTAATAGTAGAAGCATAGGATATATTCTTACTAGGATGGACAATATAGAAAGAGCAGGTAAGACAGAATGGAGGGTTATAGGTGGAGTTTGATTTAGAAACATACTATGGGTTAGTAGAATGGGCCACTAGCAAGGAAGGAATTTTAGTTGCATTATTAGCGGTGTATTTGGCTTGGTTTCTTATACCGGCAATACAGGCATCCTTTATTACCCCTCAAGGCGAAGAACCATCTAGCATTGCTACTAAAGTAATAGTTTTCTTCGTGGTATTTGTACTGTTACCGCCTGTATTACTATTGGCTATGACTCTAAATTTTCTAGGACTACTGGGTGAAGAGGAGGGCGTGGAAGTATGAAAACCAAATACATTACAGTCAAAGTAGATTATGATTCAGAAGAAACTTGGGAAGTTTCTCTAGAAGAAATTAGTGAGATAATCGCTATGATGAATAATCTAAAACGCAAGGCGGAGATAGTAGGAATTGAATCGGAGTTGAAAATATGATGATGGACAAGACCAACGAACTCTTAGAAGAATTGCTGGCTATGATAGCAAAAAGTAATAAGATATTGATGATGGTAAATATCGTAAACATAGCAACCATTATAACAATAGTAACGGTGATATTATGAGCGAAGAATTAAAGGAAGAAATTGTTAATCTAAAGAACAGAGTAAAGGAATTAGAGATGGATTTAAAGTATCAGATAGAGCAGAACCATAACAATACAAAAATGTGGAATGCTATCTTAGAGATACAAGAATTTTTATCTACCAATGAACAGTGGTTCGTACACAAGTTGTGATATTATGAAGGAAAATAAAGCGTATTTTAATATGAATAAAAATTGTCGTAGAATCATTAGGGCTTTTGAAGAAAGTGGAGAATCGGTCTTAACGACTCATCAGATATATTCTAGATTGTTAGACCAAACTAGCGCAACAGGCAAACGCCTAGTCACTTGCCCTACTAGGCATACTCTTGCCCAAACCCTAAATAAATATCCATTCTTTGAAAAGGCTGGTATGTCTAGAGAAAAAAGCATAGGCGGTAATGGTATGGATGTATGTCTTTGGCGAATATCGGCGGTGGAATAATGGGGAGGGGGAATATTAAATCCCTAGATTGGAAAATGGCAGATGCTAGTTTAGACATGGTTCTATCGGAACTGACTGTAGATGAAATATGGTTAGAAGACTTGACATGTCGTGTTATAGATAAATATGTCCAATTAAGCCGACATCATGTTATTCAATACAATACTTACCCCAAGAGCAGATTCCAAAACTGTATCACTAAAAAGAGACTATTGGAAAAGGGATGGGAATGTAAGCGTAGGACTTCGCACTATTTTGTTACTATTAGTGGAAACCCTAAACCCTTCCCAAGACAGAGAACCAAAGCATTTAGGATAGGTGAAGAAGAATGAAAGTAGTATATGGACACACTGATTCAATCTATGTAAAAATGGATTCTATTGAAAGAGGAAAAGAAGTAGTACAGGAAATTAATCTACATGTTAGAGAATCCTTCCCTAACCTACTAGGGTTAGGAGAACATCCAGTGACCTTAGAGTTTGAGAAATACTTCTCTAGGTTGGGAGTTGGCTCTACTAAAAATAGAAACGCCGGTTTAATTTCATGGAAAGACGGATATGAGTTAGAAGAACCGGAATTCACTATGACTGGCTTCACTGCGAAGAGGATTTCAGAAACCCCACTGGCTAAAGGCGTTCAGATTAAGGTTTTAGAGATGTGGCTTAACGACCACACCTTCAAAGAAATAAATTCGTGGCTTAATGCAAAGTACACTAAGATAATAAATAGCGATTTTGATAAAGTGGATATAATTAAGCGAAGTAGGCTTAAGGTAGAGAGATTTTCTGTAAAATGTCCGGATTGCAATAAGAAATATGAAGTCAAAGAGTGCTACGCTATAGATTATTGCGAAAAATGCGGAGTCTTGAAAGAAAACTTCGTAACTTTGCAGAATAAGAAGCCTTCCTTCGGGGAAGGAGTAGGAGGAGTCCTATATGGAAGGGAAAAACTCAACATGGAATACGATGACTCTTATTTATTTATGAAGGTAAGAGCAAGTGATACATTCACTCACCCATTGACGGGTGAATTAAAGTCGGCTGAGTATTTTTCGGCGACTACGCTTGAAGATTTTAAAGATGTAGTGCCGGACTTAGCGTATTACGGAAATGTAATAATAAAAAAAGCAGAGCCTATCTATCGGGCTATGGGTTGGAATACAGATTCAATCCGAACAGGTAGAATGCAAACAAGTTTTGATGATTGGTGGTAATAATGAATTATGAAGAAGAGATTAAAAATATGGATGAATATACATATCAGTGGAATGCTGATAATTATGAGAACGAAGATGAGCCGATTCTAAAGATTACAAAGTCTTCTATGATGTCGCATCTTTGGTGTCCCAAGAAATATGAATTTGGGTATATACAAAGACTACCGCAAGACCAAAGCGAAGCAATGCGAAAGGGTACTGTAATGCACAATGCTAGAGAAGATTTCTTTAATGATTTTAGTATTGCTAAAGCAGAGACTCTATCACACGATGAGTTAGTAGATTACTGCACTAGTCTTTTTCCAGTAGATGAATACTTTGACGAATATGTTTCTATTGCTTCTTTCGAAGCGAATAGATTCTCGGAAGCAAAGACAGAAGATAAGTTAGAAGAGTTTCTTCCAGCGTGTAACGAAGGTAAGTTTGATTGTGAGATTATAATTAATGCAGAAACTGACCCGAAATATCCTCTTAGGAGAGATTACAAAGTCCACCTACAGGGAATTATTGATAGGGTCTTTCAAGAAGGAAACGGATATATTCCTATGGAATTTAAAACTGGTAAGTGGACAGATGGGAAAGTTTCTAGCATGAGAAAAGAAATGGCCTTCTATAAACTAATGATAGACAATGCCAGTGAAGAAGTTCTAAAACAAGCAGGGCTAGAACCAAATGTCCCTGTTACGCATTGGTCTTGGTACTATCCAATATCAAATTATATTTATGTCGAAGAAGTGAAGAAGACTTCCATGAACGCTATGATGAAAAGCATCGCTAGATTAATTCACGCATACGAGCGTAAGAATTTCCCTGCTAAGTTTTTCTACAAAACATGCGCTCACTGTAGTTACTTTGGTATTTGTGATTCGGCGCAAGAAGATACATGGGTGTGATTAAATGAGTGAAAAAAAACCAATGTATCTTTGTATGTATGCGTATCTTTGTGGATGCCATACTATAATGTCAAACAATAGAGAAACTATTAGCGCACATATGAAGGCGGCGCATGGTTGGACTCAACAAGATTGTGATGATACTTTGATGGGTGATGATAAATGAGCGAATATGAAGAATGTAACGAATGCGGAAATAGAGTAGATATAGCGGAAGACGGGGACATGTATTGTCACACAGTACATGGCTCTTTTAGCGTGTGTCACAATTGTACGGATGTACCAAGCGGGAGGATTTGAACATGAATAAAAATATAAATGAACTGCTAAACGAACTTAATGTTTTAAAAAGAAAAATTGCATTATTAGATGTGTTAGAGGATAGGGATGGTATCTTAGACAAGTGGATTCTAAATGCTAAGGGTATCTTTAAAGAATCCGAACTAAAGGGCCTCTATACAGATGAACAATTAGAAGGCTATGACTATTGGTGTTGATAATATGATAGATTTGTTAATAGAAGCAAAAGTAATTTCTAGGGATTGGACATTTAATCAAATATCCGATTTAAAGAATACTATAGAAGAACTTTCTACAGAATTATATTCTGAAATGAAACTGCGAGAAAGATTTGAATTAATTAGAGAATGTCCTGTTAATGATTTATATGTGGGGCAGACTTTTGAAGATGCTTTTAGGGAAGTTGTAATGATAACTCTAAGAGGAGAAGTCGCAGGTAAAATAAAAAATATGCTAGGAAAAGCAACAATAAGTTTTGGTGATAACAATGAAATTTCCGAGAGAAGTGTGGGCGGGAAGCCACATAAAGAACGCTCCTCAGATGAAAAGAAAGATAGTAAGAACGAAGAGTGAATATACTGCGTTTGTAAGGGCGCAGAATAATCGCACTAATGTTTATACTACTGTCTATGATTTTGAGCATTTTAGCGAGATGGCTAAAGTTGATTCTAGCGTAATTCTAGATAGGATTTTCTTAGACTTTGATGCCCACGGAGAAGATTTGGACAATGCCTTCGAAGACTTGAAGATGGTAATGGAATATGTGATTACTAATGACATACAACATTCTTGTTTCTTTTCCGGAAGAGGCTTCCATTTATTTTTATATGGCGAGCCAACGGATAATATTCGTGACATCCAAGCCTACTTTAGAATAATTAAAAAGTATCTAAAGAATAATACCAATTACGAAATTACCCTAGACGACAGGGTGGGGCAATCTACTAGACTACGAAGAGTACCTAATACTGTAAATATGTCAAGTAGAAGCGAAGCAGGTATTCCGTACTATTGTATTCCCATCTTTTATGAGGATTTGGCTAGGGGAATTTCCCACATACTGAAATTAGCAGAACGGCCTAGGCTCATACCTAAGAGGATAACAGGCAAGGAAAAAATATCTTGGCCCAAGTCTAAGCCATTAGAGTCAGTAGAAGGAGAAGTAGTGGCTACCGTTTTCAAGGGTAGGCTACCTATTCTTCCCTGCTTGCATAGTGCAATTATGGTAGAGAATCCTAGTCATATGGCTAGAGCATATCTAGTATCTTGGTACAGGGATTTACTGTCCGGTTGTAGTAAAGGACTAAGTAATTCTGAAAAGCAAGATATATTAGATAAAGTCGTAGAGGAAATTAAATGGATAGCCGAAACTCATGATGATGTTTGGCTTGATTGGGACGAAGGAGAGACTAGGAAACATGCTCGCTTTACAGTGTTTGGAGAATATACTGCTCCGCATTGTAAAACAAAGTTGATTCCCGAAGGGTATTGCATTGGTAAATGCTGGAGATACCCACATGAGGTGAAAGAATGAATATAGATAGATTAACACATGCAAGCATATGTTTAGATAACGCATTAGAAGAAGCAATGAATGGTAATCCTGAGAAGGCTCAGGAATATATTCGCAAGGCTAAAGTAAGTTTGGAGTGGTTTGAATGAAGCAATTAACATTAGATGATTTTGGATTGATTATGGAAGGGCAAACTAAGTTGAGTGATTTTGATGCTAGTAATAGACAGTAGAGAAAAGAAAGGTTCTCTTCTAGTAGACCTAGTAGAAAGTAAGGCCAAGTCTTTAAACATAAAAACTGAAAAGAAATGGCTTGAGATTGGAGATTATGTTTTCGATGATGTTTGCTTTGAAGCAAAGTCTGTAGTGGATTTTATTGGTTCAGTTATGAGTAAAAGAATTTGGACTCAAATAGATAATATGGATAGATATTACAAGACCAATGTTGTTATTATCTACGGTAGTTTATCCGAAGGCATTAATAACATAATGGAAAATAGTCAATCCAAGTTACCCCCTTCTGCTAGGGCGGTAATGTTGAATAACAAGTTTTTAGGAGCCATAGGGAGAATTACATTAGATACAGATTGTAAAGCATTTTGGGTTCCTACAGAAAAAGAAGCATCACTAATAATAACGGCAATATGCAAAATGAAACCAATAGAAAGGGAAGTAATAAGACCAGAAGTTTTCAAACGAATTACAACAGATGATTTGAGGCTAGATTTACTGACAAGCATAAAAGGCGTATCAATCAAAAAGGCAAAGGAACTCATTAAAGAGTTTGGCTCGATTATGGAAATAGGGGAGCAAAGGCCTCACGAATTGACAATAATAGATGGCATTGGAACAGTCGTCGCCGAGAGGATAATTAAAGTTCTAAACAATGAAGGTAAGGTGAAAATATGAACGAAGACATAAATATAGAAGAATTGGCAGAACTTGTAGATATTCCTGAAGAATATTACGGGGTTGCGCTAGAAGAAAAGATGCCTAGATTGGTAGAGGATTGGAAAAGGACAGTACTAACGGTTTCTCATAAAAATGATATTCCGGCTATGGCTTCTTTCTTTTCTTTACTTGGTCAAATTACTAAAGACTTTATTAGAATACCTAGAGGAAAGAATACTGAAGATAGCAGAATACATTTCTGTTGGATGCAGACATCCGGTACAGGTAAAAGCACCCTATGGAATTTTATGGGGCCGGTAAGTAAATCCCTACATAAGAAAATAAATGACTTTGAGGGAACAGGAGGAACTGATTCTTCCGAAGTATATATTCCTAAAAAATATGACAATTTCGATGTTGTAGAATATACAGATGCCGCTTTAATTGGTTTCTACGAAAGGCTGAAAGAGTTAGATGAAAATGACGAACCTGTATTTGAAAGAAGGTCGGGCTCTTTAGAAGGGAATGGTTTAGCGCATTGGGATGAATTCGAATACTCCGGCGTATTTAAACAGAGTCAGCATAAAGAAAATATCATTGTTTATCTAAACACTCTAATGAACACCTTGGAAGGAGAGTCTTGGGTAATTACTAAGAAGTTAAAGGAAGGGCATTTGATGGAATGTATGTGTCAGCGTTCAGTTTGGGCCACCACCTATATTCCTAAACATCTTAAATCTGTGATAGCAGAAAAAGGGGTTCTACAAAGAATGTTGGTCTATGTTAGAGAAGTTCCGGAAGAAGAACAGCACGATATGAGAATGCTACAATTAAGGCAATCGGGTAAAAGAGAAATAACCGAATTAGACACGGAAAGATTTGCAAAATCGCTATTCACCCTTTACAAAAATGTAAAGGCAAGATTCTTAGAAGTCGGAGAAGACCCGTTTAAAACTATTACTTATAGTGACGGATTCGCAGATGCTCTAATAAACGAATACATGAAAATGAGAGAATATATTAAGTCCTCTAGACCGGAGATTAGAGAAATCGCTCAGAACTTTATGACTAGGATTAATGTTCAACTGCTTAAACTATCTGTGCTATGCTGTATAGCGGAAAGAAAGTTTGTAGTAACGCCAACTCATGTTCGTCAGGCATATATTTTGACCCAACAATGTTATAGCACATTGGTAGAGTGGCTAGAACGAAGCCTAAAGATACAGAAGTCGGCCTTGGTTCAAAACAAGTCCGTTGTATTCATACAACAATATCAAGAAATGGTGAAAAGCGGAGAGGCAAAAGGTGATGGCTATGTCAGTAAACCCAAGTTATTCGAAAAGGTTCAGTCCAAGGGAATATCTAGGGCGCAGTGCTATAGGGATTGGAAAATCATCGAAAGTAAATTTCAAATCGACACCGTTAGCCGTTCAGTATTTGTTAGGTTAAAAAAAGGAGATGAAAATGAATGAATTGGGAAAACCACTTTTTAGTGTTCGATGTTTCTAAAGGGCCGAAGGTCATTATAGAGGCACTGAATACTTATGGAGAAGAGGGCTGGGAATGTTCTTCTATGATTGCTGTAGCAAACACAAACATAGTAGTATTCCTAAAGCGAAGAACCGATGTAGAGGAAGAACCTAAAGATGAACAAGCAGAAAAACTTGCTAAACTTTGGGCCACCCCTTCTAAAGCAAAGGAGTGATAGGGATGTCAGTATTAGCCATTGACCTAGAAACCAAAAACATGTCTTATGAGATAGGGGGCTTCGGCAACACTCACATGTTCAAGGTTTCCACGGTGGCTACTTGGGATGGGAATAGCGGTACGGTATATGTAGATGAGCCAGTAGATTCATTTGCTAAATCCGGTGTAGAAACTAAGCCACTATCCCAACTAAAGTATGACTTGGATGACCACTTGCAAAAGGGCGGGTCGTTGCTAGGACATAATATAGGGGCATTTGACCTACCTATTCTTAGAGACTCTATGGATATTTTTTGTATTCATAAATATCTCAAAGAAGAAAAATACATTGATACTAGTAAACTCTTGGTAAAAGGACACGGAGAAAGATTCCAATTAAAGAATCTTGTAAAGTGTTCTCTAGATGATGCTAAGTTAATGGAAAGCGCAGACGCTCCTAAACTTTGGAAACAGGGAAACCATACCGAAGTAGTGGAGTATTGTTTGAAGGACACGCAATTGGTTTATGACCTATGGAAGTATGGTCAAGATAATGGATTTGTAAAAGCCTTCTCTACAGAGAAAGAAGAATTTTTGGAATTAGGAGTTGATTGGTAATGGACACACTAGAATGGTTTGGTCTAATCATTTTCTTGGTAGTCGTAACGCTACTATTCTTCGCAGCATTCGGTGGTTCTAAACTATCGGATTCTAGCGTTGAAGAGTATCTAGCACGACTAATGAGGGAAGATGATAAGCGTGGGCCTTAAGAAAAAATGTAGGTACTGCGGCTCGCTTACTATAGCGAAGCGTATGCAGGGTTTTTACTTGGGGTCGAATGACAAGCAAAAACTTTGGGAATGTCGAGACTGTAAAGGAATTTGGTCAGACAAAAAATAATACTAATGGGTCGAGGGCTCACTTTAACGAGTGGGTCTTCGGCTCATTTTTTTTTATAGCGTTTTTTTCAGAATATGCGATTTTAAATCTATTAGGATAATATACTAAAATAATATTTTTTACATATAAAATAACTTATCCAATCTGATTAAACAGTGCCATTTTTAACCTTGGCACTTGGCACTAATCATAGTGGAATAGCAACCAATACACAATCTTGCGACACGGTAATATCTCCACCTGCACCATCTTGAACTCTACAACTAAGTGAGTAAAGACAGTCGTTTGGTGGGTCAAGAGCACTTGCCGGAATTGTGCCGGTAATAGCCAATGTATTGTATCTAGCCGCATTTGTTGTTCCAGCAGAATTAACACTAAACACATTATTAGGGTCACGAGTTTCTGAATTAGACCAAGTATAGGTATAACTACCACTTCCACCCGTAGCAACTACTGAAACATCCCATATTGGTATTCCGCTAGCCCCCGTAGTAAAAGACCCACTACCGGCAGGTACAGCATGTTCTATTAAATCAACTAAAAGGGCAGAACCATCTATAACGATTTCAGCCGCTAAAGGCGTTCCTCTTGATGGATGCGCTCCAAATCCACAAACAGCATAACCGAAACTCATTCGTCATTCCCCGCATCAATTGTATAGAATATCTTCATTCCTAATAATCTTGCATCGGCGTTATAACCATCAGCAGAAACATCTCTATTAAGTTGGAAAAAGGTAATCGAATCGGTAGTGGCATTCTTTACCGTACAAGCAGAAGCACTTACAGACCTATTAATATCATTAGTAGTTCCACTATGGGCCTTTGCCGTAGTATTTGCAGGACTTCCGAATGTAGTATCAACAGGGTCACTATCGTCAAAACAAACTCCTTTTAATTGCCAAACAACATCACTTGTATTTGTATTTCCACCCATCCAATATACTTCATAAGTTAATGTTCCTTCATTCCAAGACTTAGGGAACGAAATAGTAAATTGGCAGAACTCATCAGAAGTATTATCAAAATCTAATACTTTTATTTCCGGCCCGTTTGATAATTCAACTTGAGTTAAAGCAGAGCAGCCACTGGTACTATTAGGGTACATCGCAGAAGCAGGGATGTAAATAGAATGTAGCCCTGTTTTTAAGAACTTATAGTCAGTTCCATTACCTGCAATCATATGTAATTCATTATCTGCATTAGTGTATAGTTGTCCTCTGTTCGCAGTATTTGTTGGTGCGCTTATTTCATCTAATGATATTGCACCTTCGACTGTCAATAGCGCATTAGCATCTACTGTACCAGTACCAATACTAACTTTATCTTCAGAAGCGTCAGTAAATAATAAGTTAGCATTAGTATCTCCTTCAACTCTAAAATCAATATCATCTCCTTGGTCATTAACTACTACATCTCTTGTAGTAGCCCTAAGCCTCATAAACTCGGTAAGAGTTCCCGCTTCAATTAAATTAAAGGTTATATGACCATCTTCACTACCATCTGAAGTATCATCCATACCTCCTTCAATTGTAGCATAATTTACTTCTTGGGGTGTACTAGCATCGTTTTCACCTCTAAAAACAATTTGACCTATCAAATCATTATCATCAATATCTGCGGCTGCATCATCGCCATTTCTAAACAATACAAAGTTAGGGGCTGAAGTAGCCGCACTACCTAAAGTTCCCTCTAAAATAAGATGGTCGCCCGAACCAGCACCAACTACATGTAAATTAGCATCGGGACTTGCAGTACCAATGCCAACTTTTTCAGTACCGCCATCAACATAAAATATATTATCATTATCTTTACCTGCTATCATGAAGTTTATATCCTCTTGATTGTGATTAAAAATCACACCTTCTGAACCACTCATTCTTAAATGCTCAACTGAAGCCCCTACTTTAGTAACATAAATTAAAATCCTACCGTCTTCTGTACCTGCTGTTTCATCAGGAGCATCGGCATTTATTACGCAATACTCGTGAAAAGAGCCGCCATCGTCTTTTGCTGTAAATCTAATTTTACCTATATCCCCGCTTGTACCCGAATTGGAACTACCACTTCTTTTGAAAATTAACTCCGGCTCATCTGTTGAAGCATCAGTAGCGATGTTTTGAGTATTTTCTAAAATTATTTGTG